TGGAAGTCTGAACTTTCTAATTCCTTCGTTGATTGTCATTTTTGTTTCTCCTTTCGGTGCTACATCTTTGATCTGTCTATACTTTAACTCTTCTTCTTTTATATGTCAACCCTTTTTGTGCATTTATTTAATTTACATTGATATTTTTTTCTGCTACAATATTTATAGGCGTTCTTACTCTCCATGTGGTAAGCGGTTTCCCCTTTCTACTAAAAGCCGGTGGTGTCTTCCCCCATCACCGGCTTTGCCATGCAAAAAAAGATAGCAGATGTTACTCTGCTATCTTAATCATTACCCCGTCATATAATCGGGGGTACAAAACCTGTAATGTTGACATTAGTTCGTCAATTATTTCTAAAATTTCATTGATATCTTTATCCTGCACGGCTTCCGAGAACTCTGATCCACTATTATATTTGATTTCTTCTTGTGGTGCAGGGCTAAAGGAATATTCAACCGGTACTTCTTTATTATCCATGTGATCTAAAATGGTATAGAATGCAGACAGCATCATGCAGGTGTTTGCGTTTGGATTTCGTATGCCCTCGCACTCTGCTATCGCTTCTAACAGATCATCACGGCGAATCATTACATTCCTTCAATTTTAGAAATAAATCTTTCGAACTCCATTCTTGTCTTTTCATCCGGTGCGTCTTCCATAAGTTCACGCAGCTCCATGACCATATCCTCGTCACGGGAATATCCTCTCGCCATCGACCGTCTGCCACGCTCATAGGAATTTCGGCTGTACCGTCCACGATTATCACGTGCATATGATCTTCTGCGTGATCTTCCGTTCTCATAAGTGGCACCTTCATAAGATCCACGCATGGAATATTCATCTTCTTCATACTTCTCAATAATTTTATCCAGATTCTTGATTGTATGAGATAATTTGTCCACGATGTCAAGACCGCCAACATCCAGTTTGTCTTTCGAACCGTATTCTTCCAGTTCTTCGCATAACATATCTTTTAATTCATACAGCTTATGCATATCGGATCCTCCTTCCTATCATGCTATTCTTGCCACAGTCAGGTTTGCATTCTGAACATTGATTGCTGTTGGCGCATCTGCTGCAGTTGCACCAAACGAAACGTTTTCTACTGAAATATTTTCACAGCATCCTTTCGGTACCGTAATGATCGCAGTTGATGTCACATTGAAGTATTCATCAACCGCAGCCGGTGTCACGATTGCCCTGCTTGTCTGGATTGGCTCTCCATCGATAGCAAGAGCAATTGCAATCGCTCCAACCGTGCCGTCTTCCGGAACCGCAATGTTCCCATTAAATGTTACCTGATACCTTGCAAAACAGCCGCAAGAATTCCGCACGATGCCACGGAGAGTAAGAATGCCAGATCCATTCCGATGATAGACATATCCCTTATTGCACGGAATGGAACTTTCCAATAATACATTTTGATTCGGCTGTACTAACTGAATCGGATTGTATACATACTCTGCCATTGGAATCTCCCTTCATTAGTTCAAACCACAGCCACAGCCACAGCCGTTATTGTTGCAAGTAAAGATCGGCTGCTCGCCATAGACAGGAACCGTTCCAACTGGACACTGATTCAGGCGGTTGTAAATCCCGTCGATGATGGTTGAATTCTGAGTAACCTGTGAAGCCTGTCCACGTGCGTAAAGCAACTCCTGACGAAGCTGTGAAATCTCATCATTCTTCGCATCGATCTTGTCAGCGCAAAGCTGATCCAAAATTCTCTGTGTGCCTGCTGTCTGGCTTGCGATAATGTCACGAACACCCTCGTTGAGTGCCTGACGATCAGCGCAATTTTCTGTCGCAACTGTGTACTTAAGATCCGCAATGCCAAGACGGTTCTCGCAGCAGCAATCAGCAAACTGCGACTGAAGCGCAAAGTTCTGCTGCATGTTTGCCATCTGACGAGCGTTTGCCGCTGTTTCAGCATTTGCAAAACCGCTATTAACAGTCTGCTGCATATCACAGCAACAATTGCAAAGCTGTGTAGACAGATTGTTCACTCCCTGCTGAATGCTGTCAATGCTTGAATTAATCATCTGGTCACGGAATCCACCTGAAGTGATCTCAGCCTGATTCATCCACGGATAAAGATCATTTCCTCCGCCGAATCCATTACCGTTGCCCCAGCCGTTGTTTCCCCAGCCGAGAAGTAAAAGAAGAATGATCCAAGCCCAGTCTCCACCAAAACCGTTTCCAAAACCGCCATTGCCGCCACCGCTATACATCGGCTGTACAGGCATGATAAGTTCGTTTGAATTTCCATCTGTTAAAGACATTGTTACTCCTTTCTACCCCATTAATTATTTGGGGGTAGCGACTACCTCAAACGATAGCCGGTTAATAAGTTTCTTTATGTAAAACTCCCGTACGCTGAGTTTTGCATCATCTGAATTGTTTAGCCATCTGCATGGCTTTGTTATACTGCTGCTGTGATACCTGCCCTGTCCGCATTAAATGCTGAATAATAGCGTTCGGATCATTGGTAATATCTTGCGGTATGTTGAATTTCCTCTGCATAAGAAACTGAACAGGATTCTGTTTCAAATTCTTGAGCATTGAAGCCATGCTCGGCTGTTGCATGGAATTGTATAACGGATTACTCATAGTCGTCCTCGCTTATCTTTGTAAGTTTAACCCTTGAATGTTTCATCTTCTCCACATCATGCCTCAGGCTTTCCAGATCGTCCTGTAAGCTTTTTAATTCATCTTTTGATATATATTTACCCTCGGCAGCTTTTTGCGCCTCTGCGCTTGCCTGAGCGTCTCTGATCGTATAATCCAGTGTTTTGATGCTCGGCATTCCGCTCCCATCTGCTGATTTTAGATAAATCACCTGATTTTCGCTATCCCATAATTGGACAGTCTGATTAGGCGCTACAAGATACGATTTAGCTCCTGCTTCTCCTTGAACCCAAATAATTCCGCTATTCTGCGATTGCTGATTATTTTGCTGATTAGCCACAACAGGAGTTTGATATTGCTGCGGATAATACTGCTGATAATTAACCGGAAACGGATTGTTATAATATGCCATTGTCTACTCCTTTCTATACCATACATAGACTGGTATTTCATTTTCTGAATTCCATGAATCATAAAGATCACCATCTACCACCGTAGCCACATGACCGCCAAAGCCTAAAACATAAATGCCGTACGGATTATCTTTGCAGAAGTCTTTTGCTGTGTAACAATCTGGGCACTCGTTTGGTATCGCTTCTCTGTAAAATCCGTTTTGCCTTAACACTGAACCCCAAACGCTGTCCGATGACGGCATATCTCCCATTGCATAGCCATTTGAAGCAATCTTTGCATAAGCATCTTCCCAACTGATATTAAGTGCTTTTGCAACCGCCCTGACAGAGCAATCACCGACATTACGCCCAGCCGGGTTTGGATTATATCTAATCCACATGATTTTTCTCCATAGACAAAACAAAGCACTCAAGGTCTACAATAGACAAATTTCTTACAAAATCCTTGCAAACCGTGAATGCTCTATCATATGAATAGCCACACCGAACCAACCTTTTAACGTATGATTTCATAGCTTATCTCCTTTATGAAATCATAGTAAAATAAAAAATGCACTTGAACAATGAAGCCCAAGTGCATCTTTCGTGTAATTTTAGTGCAATTTACATATGCGCAAATATTCTGTTTTCGCCTTTGTAAACTATATTCTTGACTTGCCTAACTGACAAATCAAATTCTTCCGCAAGCCTGTCGTATGTAATGCCGTCAAGCAATCTTCTTTTCAGAATGCGCCTGTCTCTTTCATTTCGGATCCATTCATCAATAAGAACCGCAATGTCTGAACAAGACAACTCTTCAATACTCATTTTCGAATTCTTGTTCCCTTGCTCGCAGATCGGTTTTTCTTTCTGCGTATGCTTATTCTTGTCACTCTAATCCTCGCCATTTGTTATGTTCCCGTCATTACCAATGTAATTGGCAACTCCTGATTCTCCGTTTACATCGACATTCTCAACGCCTGCGTAATCGTATTGCAACCATGCGTATAACCAAATTGCATTGCTCGCAAAAACTAAACCTATTGTGACGATCAGAGCGATAATCAATTTCTTGATTAATCGCTCGTTTCTCGCCATCATTCCTTCATGTACAAAGTAGGGAATAGATGTGTATTCTTCCATTATTTCACCCTGATCTTCTGCCCCGGATAAATTTTGTTCGGGTTCGCAATGCCGTTAATCTTTGCAAGATTCTGGTATGTTGTGCCATACGTTTTTGCAATCCCTGAAAGTGTATCACCCTTTTTAACTGTGTAATACTGCGCGGACGGTTTTGCAGCAGGCTTTGCCGCCGGTTTAGATGCCGGGGCTGACCCTGTAAGTTTGATAACTTGTCCAGGATAAATTTTGTTTGGGTCTGCAATGCCATTGATCTGCGCTAACTTCTGATAGGTCGTACCGTACTTAGCCGCAATGCCACTCAATGTGTCACCCTTAACAACTGTATATGTGCCTGACGATGCCGCCGGCTTAGATGCCGGTTTAGGAGCCGGCGCACTTCCTGAGATTTTAAGTACCTGTCCGGGGTAAATCTTATTAGGGTCTGCGATACCGTTTAATGCGGCGAGCGCCTGATAGGTCGTACCATACTTGGACGCGATACCTGACAGTGTATCACCCTTAACAACTGTGTAAGTGTTTCCGCTTGCCGCCGGTGCCGGTGCCGGTGCCGGTGCCGGTGTGGGCGTTGCCGGTGCTGTGCCTCCGGTAAACCAAGCTACTTTCTTTGACCCTGCAATACGGTTAAGGTCTACTCCGCTACCAATGCCGGGGCAAGTGCCTTTGGAAGTAAACTGATGAAGGTCTGCTCCTGCATGACAGGGGTACTTGGAAGAATACGTTCCGTTATTTGCGCCATATCTCGCCTCCCACCAAGCTGCTTTTCCACGGTTGGCGATCACCGATTTATAGGTGTTGTACTGAGCATACATCGTATAGACCATGGCCTTTTTGCCAAGACCGTTAAGATAGTTGAGTGCGCTCTGTACTCCCGATGCAGGATTGTTCTGCTCAACATCAAGGATATAGCCGACAAAGTATTTGCCAACCTTCTTAGAGCAAACGCGGACCATATACTGAGCCTGCGCCAACTCATTGCCCTTGTTTAAGAATGTATAAAGCCAGTAAGGAATCCCGAACGCCTCACAGTTTTTGATAAACGTGTCGAGGTATGAATCAATGAAGTTTGTTCCCTGTGTCGCTTTTGAAATGATGAATGGACAGTTCTGCTTTACCTGCGCCCAATTACTAACTGGTTTCCAATGAGAAATGTCTGGATAAAATGCCATGATTATACCTCCTTTTAGTTTGCTTTCTTCAGCCGCTTCATATACACATCAGCTTCAACCGCTTCTTCTGTGTAGCTGTTATTCTTCCACCAGTTGACCACTGCGACCACAACCGTAATAATGGTTGAAATAATAAGCTCCAACTGTTCATCTGTGATCGGAAGAACTGGCTTTCCGAATACGCTCAACAGATTGTTGATAATAGCCAATACCAAGAGTGCTGTTCTGATAATTGTTCCTTTACTTGCTTTCATGATTCACCTCACATTTTACTTTCTAAATCTTCAAGTCTATGATTTGCTACTTTAACTTTTTCTTCGAGTACATCCGTACGGCTTTCAACCGTATACATTCTGTCTATTAAATCATTATGAGCGGACACCTTTTTTTCCAGTTGTTCCAATCTATAATTTACCAACTTGTTCGCGGTTAAAATACCCGCAACAGAACCAACTACGGTTCCGCAAAATGCTAATATTGCTACAACAATTTCCATTTTTTATTTATTCCTTTGTAAATACTTATGCCTCAATAATTACCAATGTTGGCGCGTACATATAGTATGAAGAACCTCTTGATTCACGCCCGTATACTCTTATTTTTTGATTCTTTGTCAACGGCACGTTTGAAAGGTGAACATTTTGCACGTGATTGCTCCACCCAGTTGTTTGCTCCGTTCCGTACGCGGTACCGTCAACATAAAGCCGGGTGCCAAACGTGTATTGAGACGACGTATTTGACCGAAACGCTGACCAGTAAACATCATAAGTCCCTGTTTTCGAAACAGTCATTTCTGCGCCGATAGCGGTCAAGGACGAGGACGTTGTTCGTGTTGTTCCTTGTACAACCTGAGCATTTTTTGACGCGCCACCGCTCGCTGTTCCTGTTGCTTGAACGCCGCTTGGCAAGTGAAAGATCTTTCCTTCAGCTACATCTGCGGCCGTTACATTGTCACCTGTTAAGTCTAACCGTGTTACGCCATTAACAACAAACTTATTATCAGCCATATCCTTATCCAATCGTCACTGTCGTTCCGCCTGCTGAATTAGGCGTTTCTGTTACCGGGATTGCCGCAATTACAACCTGAGACAAATAATCATATCCAGTGTCCGGGATTATTGTCTGTTGCGAAAACGTCGGTGTCGCTGTCTTTGCCTGAGCGGTTACGCCTTCGCCTTTATAGTCTCCTGTTTGTCCAAGAATAACAACACCGTCTTTTATGTTCGCGGGTATGATCTTGTTGCGTTCCGTTTGGCTTATGCTAACTTTACCGCTTCCGTCGTGAAGACCAATTGGTATTGTATATTCTTGATCCCTTGTTGTTATGGTTCCCGTCACGCCGCCGCGCACTGGCGCGGTTCCCGTTCTTTTAACTCCGTCTTTGTAAAAAGTTTTGTTCTCCGCCGCCTCAGAATCAAGCAATGTAGCGTCTGATGTATCCGCGTCTTTTGTACTTGTTCCGGTTCCTATTGATCCGTCAGGCAAATGAAAAGTGACGCCTGAATCAACGTTTGCGGCTGTAACATTATCGCCTGTAAGATCTATGTATGTTTCTCCATTAACAATTATTTTATTCTTAGCCATTATTCAATCTCCATTGCTATATAAACGGTAGTACCGCCCTGCGGATTGTCTATTTCATACACAGGGATTTTCTTTACGGTTACATCGTCCAACATAGTTTTCTGCTTTGTATTCAGAACAATATTGTCCTCAACCGTTGGCATGACTTCATAATCACCATCATACGGATCCGGGTACACTTTTACAACCTGATCCATGATGGTATTAAATGTTTCTGAGGAAGTAAAATCAACGTCAAAAGTGTTTACTACATCATTAAATTTGACAGTAAATTCAGACATCAAATCACGCCTTCCTTCAAAAGTTCGTCCGCCGTAGTTTCAATTATATTACTTTTGTGAGCGGACCCGTCAGGCAACTTTGCCCTAATCTGTATTTTTACGGCCTTGTTTTCAATAAACTTCAATGTTTCTTCCTGAGACAAATCAACCGTTATCGTAGTTGCCGTGATCTCGCAGTCAGCAAGATTTTTTTCCAAAACCGTTCTGCCGCCTTGTTGATAGGTTACATACATAGCAACCGCGGTTGTAAGATCAACGGGAACAGTAAAAGTGTTTGATATTGTAGCACCTCTTGCAATTGCCATAATTTTCTCCTAACTGATTTCTTTTATTTCGTCTCGAAGTTCGTCAATCCTTGTGAAAGCGGCGTCCATTTTTTGTTCTAATATTACAACCCTCTCGACTACGTTATTGTGCTTTTCCATTTTTTTCTCCAGTTGATCTATTCGGTAAAGAATCAACTTTCCATTCACAACTACTGTTGCAAGCGCTATAATCAATGTCGGGATTGTTGCTATAAGTGATTTTATAATTTCTGTGTTCATCGACTGGCCGCCGCCTTAATCCATTTTTTCCAGTTCATTTAGTCCGCTACCATATACACAACACAAAAAGTAATACATTGACGTGCTGTTGCAATTTGAACAGTAATAACCCCGTTTGTACTAATGTTCATGTAACCGCTATCAGTTGCACTATAAGCATACTGACCAGCTCCGCACACTGTACGCATATTACTCTTTGGATAGTCAACGCCATCAAAAGTAGCAATATTAAAATTGGAGCCTGTATTATATGTACCTGAAGCCTTTTGGAAATATCCTTTTATCATAACAAGGTTGCCAATTTGCTTCACTTGCGGTTCTAAAACATTTGTTCCACTTGCGGGGTGTATCGCCCCTGTTCTTACTGTCATTTGGTCAGCTGTGTAATCTAAAATCTGATCGAGGTTAGCCCCGTTTTCTGTAATTCCATTCCACTTTTCTTGCGTTTCTTTTGACATGTATAAACTTGATTGAACTGTAGCCGCTTTTGTGATTTCAACATTTGCTCCGTCAAGATCAAGTCTATACATTACAAAGTCAACAACTGTTGCTCCGTCTTTGATAACACCTTCATTATGAGCGGGTTCAACAGGATCGTTTCCGCCGCTAACCTCCGCACCCTTTATTACAATCAGCGATGCTTGATCGATCAATGAGGTTGTATCATGCTCAAACCTTGCGCAAACAAGGTCGATCCGCTTGTATCCTGTCGGGCAAGTATCAACAGCAAGCGTTTCCTGCGTTATGTAAATTTGTCTTCCCTGAATCGATACAACGCCTGATTTTACAGTAAACTGGTTTACGGAAGGCATTGAACCTTCGCACTGATCTCCCTCAGCCAAAATATAACTATCATCGCCAATAATTCCGCGATATACAGCACCGTCCATTTCGGGCGTTATATGCCTTGTACCTGTATATCCTGTAATAATACTTGCGCCCATTTTATTTCCTCACTTTCGTTCTGTATTCAAAATCTTCCGTTTGGTATCTTCCATTGTTAATGCACTTCCAAACAATGCTTGTGATTTCTGCTGTGACCGTTTCGCCTGTCAAGAAATCTTTTGCAGCTATAATGTCGGACAGCTGAATGTCAAGATTGTCAATGCTCACATCAATTTGTTCATGATCTGCAATCAGTTTCGCATATTGTTTTCTTCCGTCAGCTTCCAAAGCGTCGGAACTTGAATAATCATAAGTATCAACAGGGTACGCACCAGCAATTGGCGTTGTAGATACGTTCCAGTTTTCATCCGCATACAAGTGGACAACCTGTCTGTCGTGCAATTCGCCTCTTCCTAAACAGATTAAATGTTTTGGTGTATTGTGATCACGTTTGATTGACAGGCTTACCTTGTCATTGTAGTCCTGTGAAATCTCGATCAAATTCGTTAAATCTCTTGCTTCAACAATTGACAATTTGACCGAGCCGTCATCATATACAAGGATTGTCCGCAAATTCTCCTGTGCAGCAGTAAGCAATCCATCAATACCTTCGAATGTTGGTATGTATCGGTCAAACTGATAACTGTTTCCGGAATACTCTGTGTTTTGAACATCAATAATCGGGTTCATCGGCAAAAGCCTTAATGAATCAGCAAGGTTACCTGAAACGATTAAATAATCCTGACCTGATGGCGGTTCAATAATGTATTGACTAAGCGTACCTCTCCATGTTCTGCCGGTATACGTGATTGTGTTATCACGAATATTAATGTCAGCACCTTTGATTTCTCCGCCAAACTCTGTACCTTCTACATAAACAATTGTGCTGATTCCGTTTTCTGTCCAATACAAATCATTCGGTGATTTTGGCAACTTCATTGTGATTTCAAAATCATTTGTCGGGTTTTCAGTGTTTGTCGTTATGTCAAAATCAGCACTAAACCTGCACAAATAACCGCTATCGACAGCACCGTTTTCTCTTGTCCTTTCGTAGATTAAATCCATGGCGGGTCTGATCTCCTTTCAATCACAGTCAAATCAAACCTAATACCGCTGTATGATAAATCAGAATGACTGCCAAGAGTAATAAACGGGCTGTGTTCCTTGTCCCTGTAAATAAATGCATCACGTTCGGCACCGGATTCTGACAGAATCTTAATTGTTCTTTCAGATTCATTTGATACAATCTGTAATCGTTCAGCGTC